CTGTGCGATCCCACTTCACCTTCACTCAAGGCTTCCAAGCAGAGGCGCGCGTGGGCGTGTTGGCCGTCGCACGGCCAGCGGTCTACCGCCGCCTGCTGATGGAAGCCCAATAACTGGACCTGCCCATGCCCGGACTGAAGCTCCAAGTCACCAACGCCGGCCGCGCTGCCCTGGTCAACGCGCCCAACACGGGCACCAATGCCGTGCTCGTCAGCCACGTCGGCGTCGCCACCGCACCGTTCACCGTGTCGGCCGCGCTCACCACTCTTCCGAGCGAGCTGAAGCGCCTGGCGACGGTGGGCGGCACCATTGCCGCCGATGACACCATCCATGTCTCCGTGCGCGACGAGTCCACGTCCGCCTACGACTGTTACGGCTTCGGGCTCTACCTGGCGGACGGGACGCTGTTCGCCGTCTACAGCCAACCCGAGCTGCTGCTCGGCAAGGCGGCCGGCGCGATGATGCTGCTGGCGCTGGACGCAGTGTTCGCCGATATCGACGTGCAGCAGATCACCTTCGGTGCAACCAACTTTATCGATCCGGCGGCCACCACGGAGCTGCCGGGCGTGGTGGAGCTGGCAACGGAGACCGAAGCTACCGAGGGCACCGACAAAATCCGCGCGATCACCGCGTGGCTGTTGAAGAAAGTGCTCGATGCCCGGCTCGGTGCTGCGGCGCCGTCGAATTTCGTGAAGTCGCTGCTGGGTCTGGGCACCGCGGCGCTGTTCCGCGCAGCGCTGGAGCTGAAGGGCGCCGCACTGAAGGATGAGGGGGCCAACAACGGCCTGGACGCGGACAAGCTCGATGGCCAGCACGGCGCCTGGTACCGCGAGTGGGCCAACCTGACCGGCGTTCCTTCTACCGCGATTTCCTGGCCGACCTGGGATCAGGTGCAACTCAAGCCGGCGACCTTCCCGCCCTCTCCGCACCCGCACCCGGAGTACGTCGCCAAGTCCGGCGACACGATGACGGGATCGCTGTATGCCCCGGCATTCTGGGCGAAGGCTGCGAACGGCATGATCGTGCTGCGCGATAGTGGCAGCGGCGCTCCCGCTATTGACGCGGTGAACGCCAACAATTCGGCTTTTGCGACCATGTTTTTTACTGCAACGGGGTACTCCTTCCGTGGCGGAGTCGCAAACTTTGATGCCGGCGTCAGCACCTCCGGCACCGTACTCGGGGACGCGGCAGGCTCGGGAGCTGTCGCGGCATTCCAGATTGGCAACGACTCCGCGCTGTGGGATATCAACGTCGGTAATGCGGCTGGACTTCGTGGCCTCGGCAACCCCGCCTTAGGCGCCCTGTACTTCGGCAACGGCAACCAGGTGTATTACGGCACGTCTGGGTCTACGCCGACAATTTCGGGCAACGGCGTCCAGAACCAGCACCAAACCAACGTGGCTGGTGGCGGCCCGCATTACCAGTATTGGGACAGCCAGCACATCGCCTATTACAAGCGAGCCGGTGTCTACGGGTTCTATTGGCGCAAGAACAACACCGGCTCGCCGAACGGGCCCGGCGAAGTCGAGCTGATGAACCTCAGCGACGCCGGCAAGCTCTGGACCCTAAGCGGCTATGGCTGGGGCTCCTCGCGCAAGCTCAAGGACATTATCGGCGCCTCACCCTACGGTCTGACTGAGGTTGAGCAAATGTCCGTCCATCTTGGCCGCTACAAGCCTGCCTACAACCCCGATGGGCGTGTGCGGTTGTTTCTGGACGCAGAGCAGCTGCTGGAAATGATGCCCGAGACCGTAGATGCAGAAGGCGTCGCGTTCAACGGGGAGCAAGTCCCCGGCGTGCAGTTCGACCAGCTTTTGCCCGTTGCATTTAACGCCATCAAGCAGCTCTCCCACATCGTGCGCGACCTCCAGGCTGAAGTAGCTGAGCTGCGCACCATTCACTGAACCAAGCGAGGATTCCATGGACACCAACTCCCGCATCCGCAATCTAGCGCCCGGCGTCGATGTTGAACGCATCGCTGTCGAGTCGCACTTCTTCTACGACCCACTGACCGGCAACGCCAACGTGGTCTTTCAGGGTATGGAGTTCCTGATTCTTGATGGCGCGGTCAACAAGATGCTCGACGGGCGCGAGCCACTGACCACGACTTCGGATGAGATCGCCGTGCGCCAATTCGCGGCTGGACTGTCGGATCCAGTGACCGGCCAGGATCTGTCCAACATCAGCGCGGCCGGCATCGTGATCTACCTCAAGGCGGTGTACGACACCTTGCACAACGAGCGCGCCGCAGCCGAAGCCGCCGCGCAGGCTGCATGGCAAGCCACCGTGCCGATGGCGCCTGGAAACGGCCAGGAGTAAGCCATGCCCAGCGGCTACGCCAATCCTGCCGGCACGGACTTGGACGACGTCTTCGACGCCTACGTGCAGGGCGACAGGGCGATCGCCACGGGCTACTTCACCAGCGATGGCAACGACCTGAATCAGCGGTACGCGCCGCTGATCTTCGGCGCCAAGGCCGCCGACGTCGGCTACTCCGACAACTCTGGCACCGACGTAAGCAACCGTTTCGCCGCGAAGGGCACGGCGCAGTACACCTTGGCGTTCCACGGCAAGTTCTATCAGACAACTCGCCTGGCCCTGACGAACGAAAACACCAATGTCAGTGCGGTGACCACCATCTCGTTGGCCGCCAACGGAACTTGGGGCATCGGTGCGGCAAACGGCTCGCCCACGTCGGGCACTTGGCTTCCGGCCGGGCGGTCAGTGTCCGAGTACAGCATCCAGATCGAAGTCTCGGGCAACAGCCGAGTCACGGTAACCAACGGCGCCGCCTCCTACGTGCCGGCTAGCAGCGGCGCCGGTGCAACGTTCCAAGCTACGGTACGCGGCGCCAGCAGCGACAACATCGAAGAAACGCTCACCGTGAGGGTCAACTTGCGGCACTCCTCGGGCCTGGTCACTACCAGCACGTTCTCCGCATACCTGAAAGCAACGGGCTACTTGTAGCCCGTTGCCCTACGGGCCGGGCCACGTGAGCACTCGCACGCGCGCGAGGACCATGGACGCATGGCCTCGCCCGACCACGCCCGCAACCTCTCCAACCTGATCCGCCTTGGCACCATTGCCGAGGTGGACCTGCAGGCGCGCCTGTGTCGCGTCCAGTCCGGCGAGCTGCAGACCGACTTCCTGCCGTGGCTGGTGCCGGCCGCCGGCGCCCTGATCGTGTGGGCTGCGCCCACCGTAGGCGAGCAAGTCCTGGTCCTGTCGCCGGACGGGGAGACCATGGGTGGCGTGGTGCTGCGCGGGCTGTACTCCGATGCCTTTCCCGCGCCCGGCGCCGGCGCCGACCTGACCCTGGTGCAGTTCGGTGACGGCGCGGTGGTGAGCTACGACGCCGCCGCGCACCAACTGCTGGCCACCCTGCCCGCCGGTGGCAAGGCCGAGGTCACCGCCGACGGCGGCGTCACCATCAATGGCCCGCTCACCGTCAACGGCGAGACGGTGATAAATGGCAAGACCACGGTCAACGACGACGCGCATATCACCGGCACGGCCACGGCCGACACCGACGTGCTCGGCGGCGGCATCAGCCTGAAGAACCACAAGACCACTGGCGTCACGCCTGGCACGGGCCTGTCGAGCGTGCCGGCATGAGGGGCATGGACGCGACCACCGGCAAGTGGATTGAGAGCGATGCGCACCTGGCCCAGTCGATCGCGCAGATCCTCACCACGCCGCTGAGCACGCGCGTTCAGCGTCGCGACTTCGGCTCGCTACTGCCGGAGCTGATCGACCAACCGTTCAACGACGCCACCCGTGTGCGCCTGTATGGCGCCACGGCCACCGCGCTGCAGCGCTGGGAACCACGGCTGGCGCTCAAGCGCGTGGGCCTGGCGCGCGGCGAGGTGCCCGGTTCCTTCGTGCTGACCATCGAAGGTCAGCGCACCGACGTTGCGCCGGCCAACGCGCACACCCGCCTGACCATTCCCCTCCGCTTCCGCTCGTCCTGACCGAGGAATCTGCATGCCCACCACCACTTACCACCATGGCGTTCGCGTTGTCGAAGTCAGCGCCGGTACCCGCGCCATCCGCACCGTCGCTACCGCTGTCCTCGGCCTGGTCGCCACTGCCACCGATGCCGACCCGCTTGTCTTCCCGCTCAACAAAGCCGTGCTGATCACCGATGTGCTCGGTGCCATTGAGAAGGCCGGCGTGGACGGCACCCTGCGCAAGGCACTGCAGGGCATCGCCAGCCAGTGCAACCCCGTCGCCGTCGTCGTGCGCGTGGCCGAAGGCGCCGATGAGGCGGCCACCACCACCAACGTCATCGGTGAGGCGGCCTCCAGCGGCTACACCGGCGTGCAGGCGCTACTCGCCGCCCAGGCACAGCTGGGCGTGCGTCCGCGCATCCTCGGCGCCCCCGGCCTGGATACCCAACCGGTGGTGGTGGCAATGGCGGCCGTGGCCAAGAAGCTGCGCGCAATGGTCTACGCTCGCGCCGTGGGCGATAGCACCACCGAAGTGATCACCTACCGGGGCCAGTTCTCCGACCGCGAGATCATGCTGATCTGGCCGGACTTCACCAGCTGGGACACTACCGCCAGCGCCACGGCTGAGATCTACGCCACCGCCTGCGCGATGGGCCTGCGGGCGCAGATCGACCAGCAGCAGGGCTGGCACAAGAGCCTGTCCAACGTTGCCGTGGGCGGCGTAACGGGTATCTCGCACGACGTGCACTGGGATCTGCAGAACCCCAACACCGATGCCGGCGTGCTCAACGAAGGCGACGTCACCACGTTGATCAATTTCAACGGCTATCGCTTCTGGGGCTCGCGCACCTGCGCCGAGGACACCAACTTCGAGTTCGAGACCGCCACGCGCACCGCGCAGATTCTGGCTGACACCATCGCCGAAGGCGTGGCTTTCTACGTGGACAAGCCGATGCATCCCTCGCTGGTCAAAGACCTGCTGGAGACCATCAACGGGAAGTTCCGAGACCTCAAGGCGGGCGGCTACATCATCGACGCAGAGGCGTACTACGACGCCACGCAGAACAGCTCCCAGACGCTGTCGTTGGGCGAACTGCAGATCAACTACGACTACACCCCGGTGCCGCCGCTGGAGAACCTGCAGCTCAACCAGAAGATCACCAGCAGCTATCTGGACGACTTCGCCGACCGCATCACCGCCTAACGGCCGCGGCGCGCCCACCCCGGCGCGCCCTCGCCCCTGCCCTAATCCACGGAGAATGAAATGGCTCTGCCTAAGAAGCTCAAGCACTTCAATATGTTCGGCGACGGCGTCAGCTGGCTCGGTCAAGCGGTCGAGATCAAGCTGCCGGTGCTCTCGCGCAAGATGGAGGAATACCGCGCCGCCGGCATGAACGGCCCTATCAGCCTGGACTTCGGCCAGGAAGC